GTCCTGACCATCCCCACCGGGCGGCGGACCACCTTCAACATCAATGCGGTGAACACTGGCTCGGAAGTGTCCACCGTCACCCTGTATGCGGCCTCGCGTGATGCGGTGCGCGTGACTTCGATTGCCTTGACCGACGGTGGTACAAATTATGTCGCCATCCCGGACGTGACACTCGAGGGCGGTGGCGGCACTGGCGCAGCTGCAACCGCAAGCATGACAGTCGATAGCATCACCCTCACGGACGCAGGCACTGGCTATGCCGTCGGTGACGCGCTTTTGGTGGCCGTGACGGATCAGACGGCAGCGGTGATCACAGTCACCGACGTGGACGGCGCGGGCGCCATCCAGGCGGCTGAGCTGACCTCCGGAGGGGATTACGCGGTTCTCCCCGACAGCCCTGCACCGGTGACCGGCGGATCAGGGACGGGCGCGACCTTCGTGCTGACCTTTGCCGTGCTGAGCCTGACGCTGATCAACCCGGGCACCGGCTTTTCGGAACCCCCAATGGTGTCGTTCAGCTCGGGCACAGCCACCGGCGAGACTGGGATCGATATCGTGCTCGAGCCCAAACACACTTTCGAGCACGCCATCGCGCTGAACCCGGGCGGCATCCTCTACCGCACCGCGCTGATCCTCGGCCCCGGCGACAGGCTCTACGCGCAGGCCGACACCGACACGGTCGCCCTGACCGCCTGGGGCGTCTCGGCGCTGATCTAACCTGAACATGAAAGGACGCAAAAATGCGCACGGTCTTTAACCCGGCGAACATGACGGCGGGCGGTGGCGGTGGCCCCCGCAACCAGATCAAGATCTTCAACGCAGCCGGAAGCTACGGCTGGAAAATCCCCGAGACCATCGACCCCGAGGTGCCGCTGATTGTGCGCGTCTGGGGGGCCGGGGGTGCATGCGGTGTCAATAGCGGCGGGACCGGCAACGGATATGGCGGTGGCGGCGGTGGCCTTGCACTGTCGGAAGTTCCCGTAGCCGAGCTGACCATCGGGGGGACCATCACCGTGACTGTTGGGGCTGGGTCCCAAGGGTATAACGGCGTCGGCGGCACCTCGTCCTTCGGAGCGTTGCTCTCCGCAACGGGCGGCAATAGCGGTTCTCGCAGCAGTGGCTCCGGGGGCAACGGTGTTGGTGGTGACATCAACCGGCGTGGCGGCAATGGAGGAACGGGGTCTTACAGCTCGTCGAGCGGTGCTGGAGGCGGTGGTGGCGCGGCCCCACATCCTGATGGTGACAGGAACGGCCACCCGGGCGGGGCTGGCACAACCTATACCGGCGGCAGCGGTGCCTCCATCTCTTTCCCCGGCACACGTCCCTACACGTCCAACGTCAGCGCCGGTGGGGCTGGAACGGCAGGGCTGGGCATGAGCGCCGCTCAGAGCAGTACCTATTACTCCTATGGCGGCCAAGGCGGCGCAGGCCTGCTCGGCAGTGGCGGGCGCGGCGCAGGCGCCAACAGTTATTCCAACAATTCCATCGATGTGTCTGCAGCCGAAAGCGGCGGTGGCTTTGCCATCTTTGATCCCAACCTGATCCTGCTCGGCGGCGGAGGTGGCGGCGGCAATGCCGCAACGAAGCAATCCTCTGAAATGGCGGGCACCAATGCCGGGAATGGCGGCCCCGGTGCCGGGGGCGGCAGCGCGATGTCCTACAGCTCTTCTGCCAGCCATGCCTACATGGTCGCTGGAAACGGCGGCATCCTCGGCGGTGGCGGCGGCGCTGGCCAGTATTCCGCAGGCGGGCACGGCGGCAACGCAGGCGGCGGTGGCGGGTCCGGCTATCAGTTTGGCACCGGGACCGGCCACGGCTTTGGCGGCGACGGGCTGATCATCCTTCAATACGCGCTGATCCTGTAAAGGGGAATTTTATGAGCAAGTTTGCAAAAGTCGTGAACGACACCGTCATCGAGGTGCTGGACACCCTGGAGGGCCGCATTCACCCCGCGCTGCACGGAGAGTATCTGCAGGTGCCGGACGCGGTTGAACCGGGCTTTGTCAAAACCGGCCGCAAGTTCGAGGCGCCCGTACCCGTTGCAGCCGCAGCACCCCCGCCGCCCGAGCCCGTGACGGTGATCTCGCGCCTCAACTTCCTGCGCCGCTTCACCCGAGCCGAGCGCATCGCGCTGCGGGCCGCCGAGACCACAGACCCGGTGGTTTCCGACTTCCTGCTGATGCTGACCCTCGCAGAGGACGTGGACCTGACCAGCCCGGATGTCACCGAAGGTCTCGTCTATCTCGAAGCCAATGGATTTGTCACCGCAGAGCGCGGTGATGCCATTCGCAGCGGTTGACCCATCTCCGGATCTTTGAGTGTCGGTTTTTCGACGATGTGTCGATTTCTCGACACGCAGATGCATCCGAACCTGTCTGCAAACCCAATTCCAACCCTCCGTAGCGCCCGCCGGGTGCCATCCATGCAAAGGACATCCCCCGAAGGGCTCGCCTATCTCGAAGCCAATGGCTTTGTCACCGCAGAGCGCGGTGCCGCCATTCGCAGCGGCTGATCCGTCACCTGACATCTGAGTGTCGATTTTTTTGTGTCGGCTTTTCGACGGCGTGTCGGCTTTCCGACACGCAGATGCATCCGCACCTGTGTGCAAGCCCAATTCCAACCCACGAATTCCAACCCTTCGTAGCGCCCGCCGGGTGCCATACATGCAAAGGACATCCCCCATGTCTGATCCTACCTTTGGCCTGTCGATCCAGCGGATCGACACTGAGCCGCGCCCACCTGTGGCCAGCGACATGTCCGTCGTCGGTATCATTGGCACCGCAGCTGAAGCGGACGCCTCCGCGTTCCCGCTGAACACTCCGGTGTTCCTCTATTCCGACGACGCCACAAAACTCACCGCGCTTGGCGCAACGGGCAACCTGCGCGACGCGATTATGCTTGTGAACGCGCAGCTTGGGTCCTTCCAGGCCGCAGCCAAGGTTGTCGTGGTGCGCGTCGCCGACGGCGAGGGAGCCAGCGCCATCGACGAAACCCTCGCCAACATCGTTGGTGACGGTGTCACCACTGGCCTCAGCGCGTTCCTCAGCGCACCTGCTGAGCTGGGCGTCACGCCCCGCCTGATCTGTGCCCCGGGCTTTACCAGCCAGCGCATGGGGGGTGATGCAAACCCCGTCTGCGCAGCACTGCCCCCGATCTGCGAAAAGCTGCTGGCCCATGCGGTGGTCGATGGCCCCGCCACCACCCTGCAGGATGCGCTCGACTGGCGCGAGACGATCTCGCATTATCGCCTGATCCCGGTGGACCCTGCGGTGCGCGTGCTTGACGGCGGCGTGACCGTGGTCCAGCCGCTCTCCCCGGCGGTCATTGGCGTGGGCGTCCGGCGGGATCACGCCTTCCAGGGCCGCCCGTTCCACAGCTGGGCCAACCAGCCGGTGCAGGGCATCGTCGGACCCTCCCGCCCGATTGCCTTCTCGCTCACCGATGGCGCCACCGAGGGCCAGAGCCTGCTCGCCGCAAATATCGGCATCCTGCTGCGCGGCGAGATGGGCGTCGAGAGCGCCATCGGTCAGGGCGGCTTCATTTTCGTCGGCACCGACAACGCGGGCGAAGATGACCTCTGGCGGTTCTACAACGTCACCCGCGGGCGCGATTACATCCACCTGATGTTGCTGCGCACACTGCGGTTCTACCTCGGCCGCTTCAACATCACCGGTCAGACCATCCAGGCCGTGCTGAACACCATGGAAACGGCTTTGCGCAACCTCAAGGCCGATGGCGACATTCTGGGCTTCGAGGTCAAGTTCCTGCCGGCGCAGAACAGCCCCGAAGAACTGCGCCAGGGCCGCTTCACCGTCACCTTCGCAGCCGAGGAAGCCCCGGTCCTGCGCTATCTCGGCATCCAGTCCGCCCGCTATCGCCCGGCGCTCGACGCCATGCTCGACGAGCTGCTGGCACAGGTCGGCACCATCACCGGCTGACCCGGTACACTCCCCAACACAAAGGACAGGCTCAGATGAGCACTATATACCTCATGGAGGCCGCAAACCTCTTTTGCGGCGATGACGACCCCACCGCCTCCAAGCACCTCACCCTGACCGAGTTGCAGCTGCCCAACCTGCAGGAAGCCTATCAGGACCACCAGCCGGGCGGCTCCCGCGTCCAGATCGAGGTCGCGGTCGGCATCCAGAAGCTCGAGGCCAGCTTCAAGCTCGCGGGCTGGGACCCGGACCTTCTGGCCCAGTTCGGCCTTGGCGCCAGCGCGCGCAAGAAGTTCACGGCCTACGGCGTGATCCGCAACAAGCGCAGTGGGGCCGCCATCGAGGCCAAGGCGGTGCTTGAAGGCCGGCTGGGTGCCGCGAGCCCCGAAGCGTTCACACGTGGCGAGATGCAGGGCTTCGATTATTCAATCTCGGAGATCCTGCATTACGAGCTGCACTTCGAGGGCACGGAGACCTATTACTGGGACTTCTTCACATCGGATTGGCGCGTCAACGGCGTGTCGCAAAACGCGGATGAGCGCACAATCCTGCGCATCCCCGGCGGCCTGTGACGGCCCCAATGCCCCCAGAGGTCATGCCGATGGACGCCGGGGCAAAAGGCCAACCGCCACCAGAAAACCGTTATCCGCATGAGACGCATGGTGTCAGCACTGCGCCACACCTGCACATCCAGACCACGAGGTGACCCATGACTGCCCAAAGGCACAAGACATTGCAGCTGCTGTTTCCGATCACCGTCGAGGACCGCGAGGTCTCCGAGGTCACGATGACCCGGCCCAAGGTCAAGGACCTCAAGGCGATGGACGCCGCCCTTGTCGGCATCACCGACAAGCTCGATCAGGGGATCGTCATGGTGTCTTTCCTGACCGGGCTGCCGACCGAGGCGGTCGAGGAGCTCGATGCCGACGACTTCACCAGGCTCTCGGAGGAGGTCGCCGGTTTTTTCCCCCAGGCCAAGGCGCACGGGACTGGCGCTCCGTCATTGCCGAAACCGCCCACTGGCTGAACACCCCCATCACCGCCTTCGAGCACATGGACTGGTCCGAGGTCGTGCTCTGGCACAACGAAGCCCGGCGTCTGGCCGGCGCACAGCGCAGGTGAGCCATGTCCGTTCTGACGTCGCAGCTGATCATTTCCCTGATCGACCGGGTCACCGAACCCGCCCGGCGGGCCGCAGGCTCCCTCGCAGGGATCACCCACCGGATACGCGAGGCAAATGGCCAGCGCCTCGGTCTGTCGGACCGGCTTGATCTGGCTCTCTCGCGCAATGCGGATGCTCTGGACAGGGCCCGCCTGGGGGTGATCGATGTTGCGGGCAGCTATGCCACGCTGCACGCGGCCATCGCAGGTCCGATCCAGACCGCGGCAGAGTTCGAGGCGGCCATGGCCAGCGTGGCAAAGGTTGTCGACTTTCCGACACCCGAGGCCTTTGAGGCGTTTCAAAACGAGCTGTTCCGGCTCTCGCGGGAGATCCCCTTTGCCGTCAATGGTCTGGCGGAGATCGC